AATGAAGCTTGCACCAACCACATCAGACGGAGCACCTGTCATCTCTGCAAAGGTTGTGCCGTTCCAAGTGAAGGGTGTGTTAGTGCCATCAACACCAGCAACCTTGTCTACACCAGCAACTCTATACTTAGCAACACGCAGCTTACCACCACCGCTTCTGTCACACGACAGCATGGTGATGGCTGCATTGTCTGCAGGGCTAGACGCAAGCGCAGGATAGATGGACAACCCAGCGGCACCAGACGTTACAGTTGGTACAGCCAACACTGTATACACATTCTCAACACCAGCGATGGAGAAGGTATCACCAATCTGTGGCAAGCCTGTCAAACCATCAACGTTCAATGTAGTGCCTGTTTGAGAACCACCATTGACCAACACTGTGCCATACAAAGGCTTAGACACTTTAGTGTGTGTTGTACCAGTGGTAGTGTAGATGTCAGAGTTACGATAGGACAACACTGTCTCGTTCCAAGCGACAACACCTTTGATAGTACCTGTATGACTTGTGAAGGTGACAGCAGCTTTATCGGCTGGGCTAGAAGCCAGCGATGTTGTCAAAGTCAGTGTTGCTTGTTTGTATGTGCTGTTAAACGACACACCTGCTGTAGCGACAGTGTAGGTACCAGTGACACCAGCAATGGTGAAGGTGGAGCCTTCAACGGGTGCAGTGTAGATGTTGGCAAGCACCAGAGTTGTACCAGTCTGTCCAGATCCCTGCACCTTTGGTTCACCGTAAGCAGGCACGAACGAGCTAGAATACTTGTCATAGCCTTCGATGCGTTTGTAGCCACCGTCAGTGGATGGCTCAAAGTTCTTCAGCAGACGAGCGCTACCGGGAGCCTGTGTACCCTGTTGTAGCGGAGACAGGTTGGAGATGAGTCCACCACGGAACTCAAACGGATATGTCTGGAGTCCATCAGCCATCAGCGCACCCGATCACCAAAAGCACTACTACCGCTACCAGATTGGATGATGGCAGTAGAGCGCATGTAAACAAAGCGATTGACCAAGATGGTACGCATACGCTTCAAGCCTTCTTCAAACTTACCCTTAGCAATGTTGGCAGCTTGTTCGTTGCTACGGAACATATAAGCATGATACATGGCACCGTCAATGATCACATGACGGAATCGTTCTGGAATGGATGGTACGTCTGTAGCGCTCTCAAGATCTACAGGAACTCGGTAGTATTCGTAGACAACTTCATAGGCTTGATCAGGTGGTGGTGTCACGCCCCATTCCAAGCTTGGTGCCTGAAACACTGCATCAGGAATCTGACGCTTAGAAGGTATCGAAGTCAATCGACCCAGCATCATTAGGGAAACCATAACGGGTTGTTCCTGCTGTCAGTGTGTCTTCAGCAAGTACGTGGTTGAAAGGCCACTCATAGTGTGTCTGGTTGATGTCACGAATGGAAGAGTTGACACTATCTTTAATCTGCGAGTAGAAACCTTTAGCTGTGGTAAAGTTGCCAGAGGTCAGTTCCACTTCGTTGAGTCGACGATTGACTTCGTTGACAAGTCCGATGTAGTCGTATGCCATATCATTGTTCCTTAATCTTCAAACGAATCACTCGTTCAGCAATACTGCCTGCACTGTCTGTCATACGGCATGTGAATTTGTAATCATAGTTGGCTGTACCAAGACCAAGGTTGATGGTGGCTACATCACCGCTAATGGTCTGTGCTACGTTCTGAATACCATTAACTGTATTACCAGCAGTGAGTGCAGTTTTGACACCACTAGCGTCATCAACAAACCAAGCGATGGAGGTAATAGTGGCAGTGCCTAAGAACCGCGACCAGTCTACACTGTAATCTAGCAATTCATCCTTATCCTTTGGAGGCCATTTAAACGACATATCTTTCCTCTTATATTACTTAAGCTACCAATACTGCTCTATCAGACGAGCTAGTCTTTCGATACGTGTACACTTTTCTGTCTTCTGTCGACACGTTATAGGTTCGTGCAGGTGGTGTAGACCTAGCTTCAACGTAAACAATACGGGGCTGAGCAGCAACATCTATTGTTCTTTCTTTGCTGGTTGTCTTACGCTCAACAAGCACTGCCCTAGTTCTAGCATACAAAGAAGCAACAGCGGCGTAATCAAACACAACCACCGTAACTGTCACATTTCCTACAACTGCTGTAGCGCTGACACCATCAAAGGTCGGTCTGGCATTCTCAGCAATGGCGACATTACCAATGACACCTGTAGCGTATACACCGCTGACAACTGTAAGAGATGATGCTTTAGCAATAACATCTCCGAGTGTAACACTAATTGCGTCTGTAACAACAGCAGTGTTAGAGTCTGCAACAATTGTTAGATCGCCTACAGCGCCTGTAGCAGCAATACCATCTACAGGAATGCGGTTGATAGAGCGAACATCAGGAGCACCAACAGCACCAACAGTTTCAGAGCCTGTGACAAGTGTTGTAGCATCGGCAACAACTGTTATTGTACCTACAACACCTGTAGTAGCAACACCAACCAGTGGAGTGTTGGCTTTAGCGACAACAACCAAACTACCAACAGCACCCGTAGCAGCTACACCTGTAGCGTCTGTGGTGCAACCAAGCGACAAAGCTACAGTGCCTATATCGCCTGTAGCAACCACACCAACAAGGCTGGTGACAGCAACACCTACAATACCTACACTGCCTACAATGGCAGGACTGACAAGACTGACGACAACATGGTTGGCATCAGCTTCAATGATAACACCACTGTCTGAAGTGGCTACAGAGACAACACCGTCTGGAACGTAAGCAACATTGCTAACGCCATAGAAGGCAGCACCATATGTGCCTATGCCATATATCGCGCCAGTGCGTGTTGTTGTTGCCATTTAAGCAACCTTATGCCAAACGAATAATTGCGTTGCTTGCGTCTGCTGCTGGAAAAGAAACCACAAAGTCACCGTTCGTCGAAGTCTTGTCACCACCAAAAGAGATGACAGCAACAGCGTTGGTTGTGCTAGAGCCACCGTCAGTGGTGGTGTTGTAAATGAGAGCGCCAGCAGCAGTGATGGTAGCACTGGCCCATGTTGCATCGGCAAAGTCTACAAAGGCTGTAGTGCCCGATGATGTTGGGTCGATGTTGGTCAATGTCACACCACCAGCGGTGTAGCCTGTGCCAACAACTTCGTTGGTTGCGCTGTAGTCTGTGGTGGCTGCACCGAGTGTTGCAGACGATGTGTATAGAGCAATCTTAAATGTGTGACCGCTAGTGGCATTGAAGTCGTGCTTACGCTCCAACAATTCTTTCTTGAAGCTGGTGCAGAGTGCAGAGGTGATAGCCATAATATGTTCCTGTATATTTCAAACAACAAAAGGGAGAGCCTCGTGAAAGACCCCCCCCTCTTAGGTCAGCCTAAAAGATTAGGCCAGTTGATCGCGGTCAACAGCGTCAGTTGTAGGACGGCCATCAACGCTCACCAACACAGCCCACACACGCAACGAACCAGAGGTAGGGGCGGTAGTGGCAGCTTGGATCAGCAAGTCAATGGTGTCAGCAGTGCCGATCACAACAGGTTGGAAGGCGGCAGCGTTCTGAGCATAAGCACCAGCAGCAGCAGCGTCACCATCGAAGCCGTCAACGAACACGTCAGCGTCAACACCAGTGACACCCAAGTCCCAAGCATTGTCAGAAGACTCACCACCAGCAACGGTGATAACTTCAAAACCAGCATTCAACGTCAGCAGCAGCCAAGGCAGAACCTTTGGCAGTTGCAGCAGCAGCGAAGTCGATAACCTTATCAACAACATAAGGCACGGAACCAGCGGTGCGACCAGCGGAAGCGCCACCAGCAAGGGTAGTAATAGTAGCCATTTTAGATTTCCTTTAATGAGATATGATTGATGTAGAAACGGGGAAGCCTTTTGAGCCTCCCCTGTTTCATCAGGCAACGTTGTACAACGCAGTAACGATAGCCTCAGGACGCAAGATCTTACGACCATAGAGGTGCATACCACGCACGATGTCAGCAAAGCTGTCAGGATCGCGGTATGTCTCAGTCTTGTTGATCTGCTGAGCAGTTGCCACAGCAGCGTCTTGACCAGCAACAATCACACCAAAGTTGGTGGACTGGGCAGAAGTACCAGAAGTACCGGGGCCAGTGCCAATCTTAGGAGTGTTGTTAGACACATAGACACGGAAGCCGTGCAGGTTGTTGATGATCAAGCCATTTTGCAGACCGGAACCACCGAAGTCACCATTCAACAGACGGCTGTCTTCGTCTTTCAACATCTCAACGAACACAGGGTCAACGACCAACCAGCGACCTTGGGTGTCAACAAACTGCTGATCCAACAGACGACCCATACGGGCAATCACAGTCAGAGGAGACACAGTGGTTGTGGAAGCACCAGTAGCGCCGGGGAAACGTGGGGACAATGGAATAGAGTCACCAGTAGAACCAGCGCTAGTCAGGTTGCTGAAGTTGGGACGGCTCAACTTCATACTAGCCAACAGTTCGTCAGAGCCAGCAGTGGCGACAGCTTTAGTACCGGGGAAAGTGGTACGGGCTGTATCAGGATTGCTGTGCAAAGCAGACTGTGTGTAGCCGGACAAATAGCCGAGCACGTCTTGGTCATACTGGTCACGCAAGCGATAAGCAGCGCGGTCAGTAGCCATCTGCATGAAGTTCACATGTGAGTGAGCAGCTTCAATGTCGTCGATCTTGAAAGCGAAGTAGTTCGACTGATCAACCACCAAAGTGAAGTCCTCGTCGTCCAGATCTTGAGCAGTGATTTGAGTACCACGCTTATAAGACTGAACCGAAACTTCTGGCTCTTTGATGATCTTTACGCTATCGCCCATCTGAGCGATCTCACCGAAGAAGTCATTGTTGGTGATGTCTTCAACAACAGATGATTTGCGAAACGCGAGTTGTACTTTTTTGCTGTAAATTACAGCACTGAAATTACCATTGGGTAGGCTATTGTAACCTACGGCTGAGGGAAAGGCCATTATGATTCTCCTAGAAATATTGGCATATAATTAAATACACTCAACACAACTACAGAGGCTGGCTTCACTAGGTACATTATAATTCCGAAGTGCCCAACGGAAAATAACGGGCTAATAAAACATCAGGTATATCTGACAGTTTATTGTTTTGTGTTACTAAAAGACTCAACAATATAAACAGATCTTCTGAATATTCTTGCTTCATCTTATTGACAGCAGCACAGACGAGTTGAACATTACCAACGACATATCCATTACTGCTATCTATTCTGTCAAGGCTTACTGTATTAAACTGGTTGGCTGTTGCAAGCAGCGGCAGTTTTGTGTAAGCACATCGACCATCTTGCTTCTCCCAAATAATACTTAAATCATATGGGGTTAGCGAAAATTCTTTAGTTCTAAGCTTTGCTTTTGTACAAAGATTTTTCAGCCTTGACTGAATACTTCTCTCATGCAAAGGAACATATCCTATTTTATTCCTAACAGTTGTTTTCTTAGTGCATTCTTTACAATCATTACGTTGACCATAAAACTCATCTAACAACTTAACCTCGCCGCACACGCGACAAGTCTTCACAACATCATTCATTTCAATCCCTAACTAGATTTAGCAAAGGACTAGGCAGTGAGTTAGCACTGTCAGGGGAGCTACCCTTTTCGTCCTGTTAAAAGTTATACCAGACTTTTACAGCCTGTGTCAACTATTATCGTGCATTGCCGCTTAAATCGTACACAAACTTACCAGCAGCCATAGCAGCAGTGATGGCAGCTTCATTGGCTTCATACTGTCTACTAGACATCTTAGCCACTTGAGACTCATAAATCACGCCTTCGGTGTCTTGGCTGCTTGGGGCAGAGCGTTCGCTACGGGTACGGATACTTTGTGCAGCAGAAGTATCTTCCTTCTTCGGCTTCGCTTTACCAATGTTGCGATCAATCTTATACAGATCAATGGCACGAGCAGCAGCACGAGCATCTGCATCGTTCTCATATAAAGCCTGTTGCACCCATTTAGGTTGTTCTTCTGCCCAATTGTGGAAGTCATCGGTGTCTCGGATAGTGTCAAAGTCTGGATGAATCTTCATCAATTCAAGTTCAGCCTTCTCACGAGCAGTTAGCTTTTCTTGTTCATCCAAGGCTGCAAAGCGCTGCTCAATTGAAGCAGTTTGCTCTTTAGCTTTCTTGATGGCAATGGTTTCAACAATCTTTGCCACGTCAGGATAGGTTGCTGCCCATTTAGCCAAGTCTTCTTCGTTTGTTGGCAGCTTGATTTGTTGTTCTGTAGACTGTGTAAGCTGTTGCTTCAACTCATCAATTTGCTTTTGCAATGTAAGTTGTTGCTGCTGTGAATGACGACGAAGATCACCATAGCGTTTCTTAAAGCTCTTCTCTTCTGCTGACAAGTTGCTGTCGTCTTCTGTAACATCTTCAGTAGAGGAGGCAGGCTTCTCAACATTCTTCTCAGTGAGTTGTTTCAACTCTTCTTCTTCGCGTTCAATGCGGTCACGATTGGCATTGCGTTTACCGAACGGAGTAACCATTGTTGTCTGCGATTTTTGTTCCAAGACTACTTCAGTCATATTTACCTTTTAAGTTGGGGCTGCACTGTAGGAGACAATATGTCTCGGAGAGAGGTAGCCAATGATGGTGGGTATTGTTTAGTACCAGTCTGCCCACCACAGACTCTGGTATTCATATTGTATATTATTTACGACGACCTGCTAAACCTTTTGAATTGGATTTCTTTGGTTTAGAAACAAGACCGCCTTTGGCAAGTCCTTCACCTGCACCTATACCACCACCACCATCGCCAGCACCTACACCACCACCGCCGCCGTCACCAGTACCTGCACCAGTACCATCAGTTCCTGTGTCGGTTCCTGATGTACCGAATCCAAGTCCACCAGTATTACCACTACTAACACCATCAGTTCCTGTGTCGGTTCCAGTTGTGCCAAATCCAAGCGAACCAATATTACCAACACCCGGACCTTCAGCACCAACAGCATCAGCAGCGGCTAAACCTTGAGCAGTAGATGCTGCTTCAGCACTCATTTGAGAACTGGTTGTACCAAAAGTAGCCATATCAAAAGCATCGGTGATAGACTGATTAGATACCGTAGAAATATTACCGCTTTGATCAGACACGAGGCCAAGTTGTCCACCAAGAGTGTCTTGACTTAGAGCAGCATCGGCCTTACCCAAAGCATCAAGCTGCGCATCAAGCCCAGCTTTACCAAGCAAACCAGCAATAGTAGAAGCAGGAACACCCAATATTGCAGACACTGCTTTACCTGCCAAACTTTCTCCAAATGCCATAGCCGCTAACCCCGCAGAGATTGAAGAATTACTAACACCTTGACCACCACCTTTGGCTGAACCATCTGTATTTGAACCGCCTCCACTGCCTCCACCACCACTACCACCATCACCATATCCACCACCAGTATCACCACCTGATGTAGTAGGTGTAGTTTCAGTAGTCGGTGTCGTGCCAGTATCACCAGCTTTCTTTACTTTGTAACCAGCAGGAATAGACAACTGAGCTACACCATTAATGAATGGAATGTAGATGGTTTGACCAGCATCATTGGTCATCGGCACCATTTCAAAACCCTTGATGGGAGCGTCACGATATAGTTCTTGGTTCTCTGGTACAACATAACCACCGTCAGCATATTCACGCTCTTCTTCACCGCCTTCTTCACCCATGATGGAATCAATCTCAGAAGAGAATGTTTCATCGTCCATCTCTTCTTCTTCTCCATACAAGGCTTCACCGTCTTCCACTTCTTCGGCATTACCCATCTGACCAATTTCATTCATGCGTTCTAAGCCCTTCTTGGCCTTGTCACGCATCATCATCAGCTTTTCCAAACCATAGAAACGTACAACATCAGCAGGAAAAACAAACTCGCCTTCGCTGAGCTTGGCATCAATGTCATCCCTGACTTCTTCTTGCATTGCACCGGGTGGTACATCATTACCAGAGACAGGATCGACTGTGCCACCCTCTTGCATTACGCCGCCTTCGGCAAACAACTTATTCATTTCAGTTTGCATGATTGATTTCATCTTTCAAATACTTGAGCTGACGCAATGCAGCAATTGCTCCTTGAGCTTTAAACATCTCACTCAATTCTGTAGCCTGCTCCAACTTACGTTGATGCTGCTCAATGTCATAGTCAAGTTTATCAATAAAAGCATCCCACATATGAGGGCTGTTGAGCATACCCTTGAGCTTTGGAAGAAATGGTTTGCTCATTTATTAAGCACCCATTGGTGGTTGTGGCATCTGAGCCGCTGTGTTACCAGAGAAGCCCTGTTCACCCGGAACAGCAGCAGCACCAACACCAATGTTGCCACCACCACCGCCAGTCATATCGGCTACGCCGGGAGGTCCAGCAACGCCCTGTGCGGGTGGAGCACCAGCACCGGGAGCAGCAGGCGGTGCCATCAACGCAGCTTGACGTGCAGCCTCATCCATGTTGTTAGTAACCTTGTCCTGATCAAGATCCATAGCCTTAGCAATTTCACGGATGATGTAAGGCATCTTCGCAAATGGCATCAACGCAGGGTTGCTAACAATTTGCAAGAACTGCATCAATCGTTGTGAGCGCACTTCTGTTGCCATCAAGCTTTCAGTACCACGAGCATTCACTTCCAAGTCGCCCCTGATCTCTGGGTCGAAATCAAACTGCATGTTGAAGCTGAAGAAAGCTTTACCGAGTGGTGCAATCAAGTAGTCATCAACGTTCTTAATCACTGTCTTGATGGAGCCACCAGCAGCGTTCATCAACATAGAGATGCCAGAGGCTGTACGGCCAACACCACTCACACCAGTTTGACCGTGAGCAAACGATGGCATACCTGTAGATTCGTCAGCAAGCTGCCTAGCTTTGTCAAACAACTGCAAGTTCTCTTGAGACACGTTAGGAAACTTAGTGCCGAACAAGCTTTGACCGGGAGCACCGCCTTGACGACGAAACACTTTACCGGGATAGACAGACATGTCTTGGCCGGGGACAAGGTTGGTTTCATCAACTTCAAAGACAAGGTTGCCCGACAACACAGCGTTGTCAACGGCCATGCGCATGAAGCCGTTCATCAGAGTTTGTGTATCGTCCATGTTCTCTGCAATGCCAACACCAGCCAAGCTGTATGGATTGAGTTCGTATGGAACAGCGTAGTAAGGAATCTTTGAAGGCTTGAAAGGATTCAACACCAAGCGAATGATTTTACCGTTGCAATACCAGATGTTAGCTTGCAATTCATCACCGTCAGCATATTCATCTGGAATGGTAACGTCATTCTCTTCCAACAACTCAATGTCAACATTACCCCAATACTCCAACACCTCAAAGCGGTCAACATCAAAGTTGGGAGCGTAGTCACGCAAGTCATCTTCCCAATACTTCTTGACATATGTCTCACCTTGTTCAATGAGTTGATCAATGACGTTCTTGCGGAAGTGAGGACGGCGCTTCAAAGCACGAAGCTGTGTACGCGACATCTTGTGACGCTCAATGATGTATTGGCATTCGTCTGTATTGTTCGCGTCTGGATCCCAATAGAAGTTCCAGATGGAAACGTGTGATGCTTCAGGAACAGTTTTGATTGTTGGTTTGTATGTACCGTCTTCTGTCCAGTTCGGGTATTCTTTATTGACAGCGAACGGACCCTTCATCACACCTGTACCAAACAACGCCATCTCAAATGCAGAAGCACGAAGATGTTTACTGGCACCACTCTCCTCAAGCTGATCATGGATTTTCTTTTCCATCTTCTTAGCCGCTACCATAGCAGGGCTAAACGTCACAGACGTTGGTGTCTGACCAGCACCCATCTTCAGACCGGGAAGATCTTTCAAGTCATTCTTCAGCGAACCAAGCATCTCTTCCAGCTTGTCCAGATCAAAGTCTTTACCAATACCAGCAGCACCTTCTTCACCAAATGGAATGGCTGGTGCAGCTTCTGTGTTTTTAGGATCGAAATGAACAGACTCTGCAACACCTTCAGGTAATACAGACGGGTCAATACTCAAAGGAAATTTGTTGTTAGAAAACAACACATCGGTGATCTGACCATACGCTGCCAATGTTTTAGTCTTTGTCACCTTCACAAATACACGGCTCTTCTCTGTCTCAGTGAACTTAACATCGGGACCATACAGGCCACGATAGTTGCGATAGGCACGGAGCCAGCGATTTTCATCAGTGCGCCGTGACTCTTCTGATTTAGTGTAGCGCTTTTGAATAAAGCTGATGATGCCGCCAGCTTTGAAGTCGTCTTCATTCTTGGAAGCGTCATCAAGCGCTAGAGTTTTATCGTTGGATGGTTTATCAATGAGGGCCATAAGTGTTCCAGATTATTAAGAAAGGTATAACATGTAGTTGTTCAATAACCAAACACAGAGTCGGCTACAACTTTACCAGTATTTTGTGACATAGGGTCAAAGTCAAACAACCCACTGCGTGGACGAGACATTACTCCATAACGCAAAGCGTCATAAGTATGGTCATTGCTTACTTTGGTGTTAATGTCTTCCATGTTTGTCTTGTCGATGGGTAGCGTAGGAAGATCTGCAATGATTTGTGTACAGTTGTTGAAGAACACCATACGAGGCTGCTCTGTCATAGGGTCAACCTGCAAGCGACGATGTATTTCGTTCTTACCTGCAATGCGGCTACCAGCAGAACGGTCAGCGGGTCGCCATCTACACCCCTTCATGATCATTCGTTCAGCAATAGAGGGTCCAGTATCCCCACGTTTGTGCCAACATGAGCTATCTAGTACACCATAACGAATCTTTTCACCATCTTCAGCATTCATTACCATCACAGCAAGGTCTTCTGCCAGCACTTTGCTGACATAAAGCTCTCTATAGACCACCAAACTTTCATCAGGCGCTACAGCAAACCACAATACAGCGCTATAGCTACCATATCCGTAGTCACAAGACCTGAAACGGGGCCAACTAGACGGAATAGCGAAGGGTTCTACAACGTGAATGGCTCTATTGAACTCAGAAAACGCTGCACCCTCTGCAATATCCCAGTTTCCCTCAAGCAATTGCTTACGTTGGTGCTCCGGTAGGGACAACAACATGGTTTCATAGTCACCTGACTCAGCCAAATAGGGATTGTCAGCCAGTTTTGCAGAGATGAACTTGCGTTTGAACAGCGGTTGGCCTTCTTTGCTGTGCCCTTTGGGGTATGTCAGCATCTGTCCTGTCTCTACATCGGTGGCATAGAAGCTTTTACCGGGCGCTGCAGGCACAATAAACATCTTCCTGACCCATTGGTGGCCGGGACCACCGGGGTTGGTGGTAGCTCTCATGAACACAGGCAGATCGGGCGCTGCTGTACGCAGACGAGAACGCATGTAGTTGTAAGCAAACGGGGTAGGCCACTGTGTCAACTCGTCCCAAGCTATGTAGGAGAACGACAAACCCTGATAACGCATGACATCTTCGTCACGGTCAAGGTAGGACATCCACAACTTACCCCCACTTGGATGCTGCCATTGCATCTTTCGCTCACTCCACTTGATGCCGGGGTAGATCTTTGGATACATCTCTTGAGACTTCCAAATCAATTCACGCAGTTCTTCAGTGGTGTGTCGAAGAATCAATCCAGAAAACTGTGGATGCGCTATATATCGAAGTGGATCTGCAAGAATGGCATAACTTTTACCGCCACCAGCAGCACCACCATACAACACTTCACGTTCTGACGCAGCTAAGAAGTTTGTCTGTGGGCCGGGGTTGGGTCTGAAGATGACGTTGTCACGTACAGGCTGAACAACCTCAATCAGTGGAGGCTGTGAAGGACTCGCTAAGTTTGATGTATCTATCACTATCGAAGAAGCTTCCGTCTTTTGTTCCGGTTCTTTCTTCGTACTCTTGCGCTTTCTTAAGGGCTTTTTCGTACCCTTCGGCAAGCTTTCGATAAGTAGAGGATTTGCGTTTGTGGGACTGTTCATTCTTTATACGTTTCAATAGACCTACATGACTTATCTCTCTACCAGTGACAGTGGTGAGCCATGCCGCCACCTGCCTAGAGCTATATTGCTTCAAATACTTTTTAGCTTTTTCAAGGGCATCAAGCTCAAGAGCCACAGGCTGAAGCCATCCATCGTCTTCACTGTCAACAACATACCCGAAAGGAACAGTGCGAGACAGTCTAGGTATCTTAACATATTCAACCTTTGTCTCAGGCTGTGGCAATATGAATGTGCCTAAGCCGAAATCAAACGGTTCCATTATTCTTCCTCACGTTCCTTAGCAGGCAACACCATGATGCCACCAGTGCTTTCAACCTGAACCTTCTCTGTCTTAACCAATCCAGCACGGTCAAGCAAGTCCTTAGCAGCAGACATCTTCTCTTTTAACCCAAGCTCTGTAGGATCATCAATGGCATTGATCATAGCCACTGCAGCCTTTGGTGCTGCCATAGCAATGTAAAGCTGTGTAGCTTCAATGATTTCTTCTTTGAGATAGTTGGTCAGGCTTCGTCGGCTGTAGCCTTCAGAGAAGCCTGCCATGCGCATAGCATGATTGATGTTGCCGTTTGCGTCAGCAAACAACACTTCAAGGAAACGCTTATGTTGATCAGTTAGTTCTTTTGCCATCATCCACCGTGCATAGGGTCAAAGTATTCTTCCACACTCACTGTAGCATCCATTGATGATCCAGCCTCTGGTGTTACAACAATGTAGTCACCAGCGCTCAAGACAAGATAGCTACCGTCAAGCTTCAAATAGCCGTAAGCAGAAACGGTGTAGCCACCAACAATGTAGTATTGAGTATTCAAGCTGGTATCGTGCCATTGGATTGACACTGTCTTGTTACCGCTTGTAGTGTTTGCCACAAACAACAACTCCACCTTAGCCGTGTGATTGGCTGGGCAGGTGTAGATTGTGTTGGCTGCACCGGCTGTCAGGTTCTTACCAACACTGCGAAGTTTAGGTTCACCCTTCATTACTTTTTAGCTTTCACTTTAGCTTCAGACAACGCAATGGCTATTGCCTGCTTAGGCGACTTCACCACCTTACCACCTTTGCCGCTGTGCAAGGTGCCTTCTTTGAACTCACCCATCACTTTAGCAACCTTCTTGGTTTGCTTTGGAGACTGTTTAGTAGCCATACTTATTTCTTCTTAGCCTTCATTGGCTTACCAACACCAATCATGATAGCCACCATAGGCTTACCCTTGCCTTCTTTGGCAAGACACTTACCAGCAGCTTTGCATTTAGCAGGAGTGGGACAGCCTTCGCAGGGCTTGAATGCTTTCTTTGTAGCCATGAGTTTTTCCTTTAGCGATGTTTCGCCGTCTTCTTAGCAATGCTCTTTGGTTGAGCAACAAATTGTTTACCCTTAGCTTTGCCTTCACGCTTAGCTTTGGTGGTGGCTGCATACTCCGCAGGTGACAAAGCTTTGATGGCAGCTTCAGGCAGATAACGCTCACCAGTGTCTGAAGAACGCTTTCCAGACTTGGTTGTCCATTTTTGTTCTGTCCAGTCTTTGAGAGATTTCTGTGGAGCTTTCATTTCTTAGGCTTCTTAGGTGGTGTATGTGACAACACTTGGCTCTTAGCTGTGTGCTTCTCACCAGTCATCAAAACACCGCCTTCTTTATGCATTGGTCCTGTATAAACTTTACCGTTAGGCAAGTAGTGTGTAGCATTCTTACTCATGACTTGTATCCTCCACCAGCGGCTTTATATTTCTTAGCAACAAGCTGTGCTTTTCTCGCGCTCCAAAGTCCAGCACCAGTGCCTTGCGTTGCAGCAGCCTTAACCTGCGACACAATCTTCTTACGCAGGTCTGGTTTGGTGTAGTTGCCTGCGGCGTTGACAGTGCTCTTGGCTTTTGGCATTACTTCTTAGCCTTCTTAGCTACAGAGCCACCCTTCGCCATGTTGGTGGCTGTACGGCTACCACGCTTTGGCAACTCTTTAGCCGGAGCCTTGGCGACAACAGCACCACCCTTTGCCAGCTTCATACCTGTGGCTTTCTCAACAGACTTAGCCTCAATTTCATTGGCCTTCTTGTCAGCCATATCACGAACTTCTTGAGGCAATGACTTATCCATTGCCTGTTTACGCAACTCTGCAACCTTCTGTGCGTCCGTCTTCATCGTAGCCATAATAGTTTCTTTCTTTAAAAAGAGGCATTGCCTCAAACACTGCTGTCGCTCTTGTCAACACAACGAAACGCTACAGCTTCAACAGCTTTGTCTTTCAACAAAGCCACCAGTTCATTCGCCTTCACAGTCGCTGCTGCTTCACAGCGCTGTTTGTCATTGTACATTACATAGTGCTCATATTCCAACACCATACACCATTGAGCTATGCAGATGATGTATTGAGCAACGTACATATGTTATATCACCTTTACAACTTGTTCACCACTTAGTTTTATGGGACCAATATCGCGCTGACATCTTATCCGGTGTAGGGTCTTGAGCATCGTGCCGAGCGTAATAGGACTTCTTCCGAGCCTTGTCCTTCTCACTGGTAGGATTGGCACCAGCCCCTTTAACACCCTGCTGACCAAATCGAATGAGCTTCACCTTGTCACCCTCTTTAGCCAACACAGCATGACTCTTTGTCGGATGATCGGGTGTTGCTTTAGGCTTGTTGTAGCCACTGAACTCTTCACTGCCTCTTTTGATAGCCATTTCAATATCTCCAACTATTGCGCCTATCGCGCCACCCGTTAGCTCTCATCGCTTCTTCAACAATGTCTAACGGGAAATAAAAGCCTGTCTCTTTCTCAACAGAAGCTCTAACATAAAACACATCTGAATGAGGAACATAAATGTTATCTAAACTGCCTTTGTGTATAGCTATATAGATCTTGGCAGTATAAGAGTATGGTGGACTGTTTAGAAGCCCTTTAGCTTCTACTTGATCTTTCGTTAGCAACAACTCTTTTTTGTCTAACAAATAATCAATCAATGTTTGTCTATTTTGTTTCATAGGCTATATAGTCTTCATAAGCTGCCTACTAGATTGCATAGGCTAGGTATGAAGTAGTATATAGCTAAAGGGCAACAAAGTAAACAACTATAGGAAACAAATTGTTTGTTCTCAAAGACAATATCTTCATGGTCGATTTTGTCTATATAGCCCTATAGAACTATTTAGCTATATAGGGTATGTAGTGATCTATCTGTGTGGATCTAAATGGTTTTCTACATAGACTATATAGAGCAACAACACCCCAACACCCCAATGTTATACCAACCTTGAAAATCTTGTCAAGCGATATATTTCATTGTGTTGTTTAACAACAACATATTGTAGCTATATAGATAACAGTTTCATGGTCGATATTGGTTTCTCTGTTTTTTGCAGCGGCATAGGCTGTGTTGCTGGAAAGACTTTGGTGGTCCTGTAGGGGATAGATGGTAACGTCTTGTAGGGGCTGTATAGACCGTGTGTGAGGGCAATTGAGCTAGAGAGGTGGTGCAGATTGTGTTGTGGTTAACAGGCTAAAAAGTCTATTCTGTGGGCTTGGCTGTATACAACTAGCGCCCCACCCCCTACTGGCCCACGCCCACGCCATGCTTAGGCGCAGTCGCGCAGCCGCATACATAGGTATGCATCGCAGCGCAGGGTGCAACGCATAGGCGCATTCAATTTGACCCGCATATGTAGATCTTCAATGAATTCAAAGACTTACATGCATGAGGAAACTGATCAAATATCGGTGATTTATTTAATTGGGGACAGATTAGTGCCTCTTTTTTAAGCAATAGAGTGACTATCGAAGGGCGGTATACGATAGAGAAAACCTATCAACCACACCCCCATAGCAACGATGCCTGCACAGATCTCCCCCGTATGATGCGAGGTCATCGACCAGCAAAGCCCCTACAGTTTTGAAGGACATATAACCCCTCATTTGACAGGGCTATTTGAAAGTCTGCATAATTGAGGCCATGACAACATCGTCATGCCACACTTACCGAAGGTAAACAATGAAAACTGAATACATCATCACTGCCCTGCACAATGCAAAACTCTTCGATGCAGCGAAGCTGCAATGCGGTAACGTAGACAA